TGCAAACTCAAACAGCAGAAGTGCAAGAGCGACTAGCCCGATTGGAACTGCAAAGGCAGATAGATGCGATTGCTTCTGCTGAACAAGCTGCTCAGGGAAAAGATAAACAGGATGTAGACAGCGGTATTATCTCCGAAGACGAGGCAGTGCAAAGGCGCAACCAGAGAACACAGGCATTACGAGACCAAGCGCAGACAGCACAGTTACAGCAAGCCCTCAGGGAACAAACGCAACAAGGGGAGCAATTAGGACGGATTTTAATGGCACACGACTTGGCTAAAAAGTATGGTGTTGACCCTGATAAACTCCTGAAGGATGCAAACATTAAAACCCCAATGGCGATGATACAAAAAGCTACTGACCTGGCTCTTGCCGACAGGGATACTAGACTGAGGCAACTATCTTCTAAAACCGAGAATTTTGATAAAGGACAACACGCAGAAACAACGGGTGCAGAGACTTATGATGAAAGTCTGAAGTCTAGGTATCCAACAATGTATCCCAAATAAAGAGAATAAAAAGGAGTAAATATGACTACTGCTTTAACAAGCACCTATTTAACACTCGCTGACTGGGCTCAAAGACAGAAACCTAGCGGCGGGGTAGATTCTATCATTGAGGTTTTGGCATCAAGTAACCCAATTCTGGCTGATGCCAATGTAATGGAGGGCAACCTCCCCACGGGACACCGCAGCACGCAACGAACTAGCCAGCCTGTGGGCACGTGGAGATTACTGAACTATGGTGTGGCTGCCGAGAAAGGCACTACCGAGCAGGTAACTGACCTGTGCGGTATTCTAGAAGGCTACTCAAAACTAGATGTTGATATTGCCAGTCTGAACGGCAATGAACCAGCCTTCCGAGCTTCCGAAGATGACGCTTTTATCTCTGGTATGTCAGGCACCGTCGCTACCGCCCTGTTCTATGGTAATCAGGGCACTGACCCAGAGCAGATGCAGGGATTGGCACCACGGTATAACAGCCTTGCCGCCACTGCACCATACTATACCCAGACAATCGCTGGTGGTGGTGCAGATACCGATAACACTTCAATCTGGCTAATCACTTGGGGACCGAAGACTTGCTCACTTATCTATCCGAAGGGTAGCAAGGCTGGTCTGCAGAGTGAAGACCTCGGCAAGCAACTGGTAACCGACACCAACAACTTGATGTATCAGGCTTATGTTACTCGCTTCCAGTGGAAACTGGGGCTTGCGCTTATGGATTATCGTTATGTCATCCGCATCTGCAACATTGACAACTCTTTGCTTTCCAGCGATGCGGCGACTGGTGCTGACCTGCTGGACAAGATGTTGGATGCCTATTATGCCCGTCCTACGGTTGACCTGGGCAAGATGGCAAAGACATACTTCTACTGCAACAAGACCGTGGCGAAATTCCTGCACAAGCAGGCACAGAACAAGAGCAATGTGAACCTGACCATAGATAACCCCGCTGGCAAACCAGTGGTGTCATTCTTGGATGCATCAATTCGTGTATGCGATAAAATAACTATCGCTGAATCTCTAGTAACAACTTAAGGAGGTATGTAATGTATATTGACAATGATTTACTCGTAAGTAACGCACAAGCCATCACAGCGGATGCCTATTCTACTTACTCTATTGACCTGAAGGCAGCACGGAAGGTATGGGGCGGGAAACAGTTGTATATGATTGTTACTGTTGACGAAACCTTTGCCACCAAAACCGATGTAGACTTTCAGGTGGTTTCGGCTACTTCCGCTACTGACCTATCGGCTGGCAAAATAATCTTGGCATCAACTGGTGCTATAGCGATTGGCAGTTTAACTATCGGAAGAGCACCCATCATAATTCCCATCGGAAGTAATGTTGGCACCGAGCAACAGTATCTTGGTATGTATTACCTTGTCGGTGGCACTGAAACAGGTGCTGGTAAAGTATCAGCCTTCGTTGCTTGTGATGCTCCCAGCAATCCTTGACCTAACTAAATAAACAGGTAGACACGGTGGGGGGATTAAATTCTCCCCACCGATGACTGATAAAGGAGGACATCGTGGCTACTACAGAAAAATGGGCTAAACTATTCAAATCTCGGCATCAGTATATGGATTCAATCCCTGTCCAGTTTGGTGATGCCAAAGACGCAGCACTAACTTGGGATGGGACAAATCTCACTCTTAAACCAGTAACCGATGACACTGGGGCTTTTGTTATCGGTGATGGCACAACCGATATGGACTTCAAGGTGTTTATGAACACCTCCGCCAAGTATGTTTTGTTTGACCAGAGCACATCTCTTGTGAGCTTCATTGCAACGGCTTTAACTCTTGGAGCTGATACTGCTGGGACTGACTTCAAGTTATTCGGCACTACCACTGGCAATTATCTCTTATGGGATGCCAGTGAAGATGACCTGACTCTGGTAGGCACGGCTACTCAACTAGCAATAGCTGGCACTACAGACTCAACCAGCGCAACTACTGGTTCTATCCACACAGCTGGTGGACTAGGTGTCGCTAAGGACATCTACGCTGGAAATGACATACTTATCGCCACTGGTGGGGTTATCAACTTTAATGCTGGCGATGTTACCATAACCCATTCATCTAATGACTTGGCTGTTGCTGGCGGAACTTTAACTACTGCTGGTGTAATTGTTGGGACAGTTGCTACTGGTATAGACTTTACAGGAACATACACGGGCAATGCAATTGACTTTTCAAGTTCTACTCATGTCCCTACTGGGTCTAATGGACCTTGTCTTATTAGAGCAGGAACATACGGCACACCAATAACAAATTCTAGCGAAGACCAATCAGGACTTATCAGGCTTTATATGGAAACCTCAGCCGATGGTGCTAGCTACGATAGGGGTGTTTTTGTTTGTCTTAAAGGCACGGGTATAAAAGGTTTATTCCCCGTAGCTGGGTTAGCTGAAGTCTTAGCTCAGTCAGGTAATGGCCCGACAAAGGTTCAAGCTGCTCAATTCATCTGTGACCTCCATACTACGGATGCCAAACTCGCAGGGCTTGGTGGGGATGCGACTGCTGGTATGTATGGTGTTTGGGCAAAAATTACTGCAATAGATGGAGCTACTTGTTCAGGAACTGCTAGGGCTGCTCCGATTTGGGTAGATAACCAACTATATGGTGCTAATGCCGCTGCTATTGGCGAGGAATACGGAATCTTCGCAACGACTGGAGGCTCTCAGCCAAAGGCATTTATTGGTTTTGAAACTACGAGTTCAGGCTGGGACCAACTATTCTACTTTGACGAGACTATGGCTGCTGCGGAACCGTTTGTATCGACAGGATGCAATGTTACAGTGGCAAATGTCCCCTACCTGAAAGTCTTGGTTAATGCAACACAGTATGGCATCCCGTTAATCGCAATCTAAACTTTAAGCCTTCGCTGGTTGAGGCTTAAAATCAGCCAGCAAAAAAAAGAAGGAGGAGTAATGAAAGTAACCAATGGAGAAATAATGTTATGCAAGGGGGCACTGGAGGAATTGGTTAAGGTAAAATTGCCAGTTAGGGCGAGCCTTCAGGCTGCCAAGTTTGCCAACAAGGTCAGTGTTAAACTGAAGGCAATAGAGGATGTTAAGAACGGACTAATCAAAACCTACGGCACGAAGGACGATAAAGGGCAAACTAGTGTAACACCTGAGTCGCCTGAGTGGGAGCAGTTCGTCAAAGAGTTTAACGAGCTGATGGACATAGAAGAAGAATTTGTTTTTGAGAAAATCAGGATACCAGAAAAGGTAGCGGCTACCTGCGATGCTTGCCATCATAATATGGATAAAGGGCTAGAATTAGAACCTTCAATCCTGATGGCTTTGGAAAAATTCCTAGAGGTTGCTTGATGGAGAAGGGATGTAGAAATGGGAAACACGACTTACTTACTAGGGAAGAGTTTGAACAAGGTTACGTAGAGTGTAGCCAGATAACTTTAGACCAATTACACGAGTTTGGACTACAAGTTATCACTTGTGATTGCGGAGATGAACTGTGTAAAGGATGGGCGATGGTTCACAAGGAAGAGCCTGCCCTACTCACAGTGGCAGGCATCTCCTTCTTTCACCCCCCTGGGGGCGCAACCTCCCTCAGGGGGGAACATAGAGGTAACAAAATATGAGTGCTTGGACTTGTCAGAGAGATTGCTTCGTATACAATAGATACCATACTGAGGGTAGAGTCTACGAATTTTCGGATGATGTGGTAATCTCACCAAAGAATTTTAAGCTTGTAGCAAAGGTTTACAAGTGTGATGAGTGCGGAAAGGTGGTTAGCACTGCTTTGGCATTAAGCGGTCACTCACGCTCGCACAAAAAGGAGGTAACAAATGGCAATACCACGAGTTAGTGTATCTGGTGTGCTTGCGGCTGATACGGCGGTAAAGGCG